ACCTAAATTTAATATCTGCCAGGAGCGATAATTAATGAGGACAGATGGAAGAGCCGGGTCAAAACGTCCATCATTATATGTTATAACAAATGGCTTCAATTTACCACCGACAATCTGGACAGTCAAGAAATTTAATCCGTAGAGCCGGGCTATTACGGGTCCAATCTCAATATTCACTTCCGATCGTTTGTAACGTTTCATAATATCAAACGATTCTGCCAGAGATTCCCAGCCACCCATTTCGGCATACATAGCATCGGCAATATCCTTCAATTCTTCGACACGTGCGTTCAAAACTTCTCGGAATTTATCCGCAATGGCTGGGCGAAATTTACTAGCTTCCTGGCGATAGGATGGCGACGCGGCAAACAATATAGAATGAACCATACAATTGCCGTCTCCTATAGCTCCGATACGCCACATATCGGGTGCGACCTGTTGCGCTTCGACGTGCTTCGACCAACTCAGCATTCTGGTGCTCGTTGTTACTCGATATTCGGGATCCCTCGTTGGATGCGGCTTGTAACCGGCCAGAATAGCGAGAACCAGTGTCTCCAAATCATTGATAGTCTTGAGACGGTCCATTCTCCTTCTATTTTATAGCTACAGTTTAGAGAAGGAGGATGGATCGTCAATTCTTTCGTTATTTCGTCTTGCTCGAAAAGGCTCTTGAACGAGAGCTTCAGCCGGAACTCAATCCGGGAGCACGGGTTCGACTGACGCTGTTGGACGATTACGTTTCCAAGACAAACAAACGAAGGCTGATGTTCTTCGTGTGCGTTGGACCCGCTGAAACAGCTACTAAACTCTACGAAATCGGCTATTTACTGCCTGTCCCGAGTGATTCGACGCTGTATGATACTGGCGAAGGAACTATGCCGGCAGATGGGCCGACGTTTTTTGAAGTCACGGTAGCTCCTGGTGGCGCGGTAGCCAAAATGGCTGAGGATGCTGCGCGCCTAGGATTTCTTCCGTGGTCATCGGAACTCCGGCGACTAAACGCTATGAAGGCGGAACTCACGCCGGCTGTGCGAGCGAATCCCGATGATAAGAAGAAGAAAGGAACATTGTCAGCTGTAAAGAAAGTGCTCGATTTTTGGGGATCTGTAAGATCGCTGACGCATAATTCGTTGGACCGCGCAGGAATATCATTTGCGAGAACTTCGAGTGGCCGCACTGCATCTTCTTCTTCTGGTTCGATCTCTGGTTCTGGCTCTTCTGGTTCTTCTGGCTCTTCTTCTTCTGGTCCAAAACGTGTTAGTCGTTCAGCTTCCAGAAGCCGCCATTCTTCTGTTCGCAGACATTCATCGGCCAAATCCCATCACACCCGTCGTTCCAGTCCACGGACATCTGATCCGAAACCCAGAGGGAATAGTGACCCGCGGAGACGCAAGTCCAGAACCAGGACACATTAATACACATATCCAGGGATTTCTTCGTATTCCACCGGAACCGGTTTCCGTGGCCAACATTCATAGATCTTAATACCAAGGACCACAGCTGTGGCAACTGAGCCGCCAACAATAGCTGGAATTGATCCTGTAAGAGCACCGTACATTATCGCGGACCCACCGGCAAACGAACATAGAATCGTTATCGCTGTTAGCACTGTCATTTGCTCTTTGCTCTTGCTCTGGCCAGGATGATTTTAAGCCTCCTTAGTAAGATATGTCTCTTCCGCCGTTTGTTGATCTTGATTATGTTGTACCTGACAAAGTTGGACAAGAAGATGTCCAACAATTAGTGAGATATCTAAAATCTATGTATTCTAAAATAGAAGCCAAACAAAAGGTAAATACCCTAGAGTCAAGAGGGCGTTTGAAAAGAGGTGTACACGACAACTTACAAGCCCTCTTAGATAGGGCGCCCGAAAGCGCGTTTGCGGAAGAGATTATACTTATTGGCGGTAAGCGGAAGAATAGGAGTCGGAGTCGGAGTCAGAGTCAGAGTCAGAGTCAGAGTCAGAGTCAGAGGTCGAAGAGATCTAGCAGAAAGACACGAACAAAGTCAAATCGAAGGAAGGCAACTTATCGTAATTAATACGCATCGAATTCGGTATACTCCGTTCCATCTTCGCGGAACAGATGAACCTGCCCGACAAACAGATTATCTGTGATAGGTATGCGGAACGGTGTCAGGACGCCCTGCGGTTCAAACTGAGCGTAGCGATCGTAAATCTGTGCGCGATTCAAGAATTTGCTATAGAATTCGGCAATCAGGAAATTTTGGTCGCATCCATATTTGTTTCCATAATGCGTTGCTTTCGCAACTAGAGATTCCATTGACGTAGTCAGTGCCTCTTTACGAATTGCGAAGGTACCCGCAAGAACACGATAGTAATGGTACTTGTGATCGCGGATAATCTGAACGAGTTTAGATGGATCAGCGACGAAATCTTCGATACACGCAGCATCCCGTTCGTGAATACGACTGTCGGCATCGCGGACAAACATAATATCGCATTCAGGATTATCTATTGCCAGAAACCTATCAAATGTTCCCCGTGTACCTTCCCGCGTGGGTACTGGGATAAGACGAACGTGGGCCATTGCGGCGAGCTGCTCTTTTATATCGGCGGGTACGGATTCGGCCGCGTAGACATACATCTTCGCATCTGGGAACCGCTCTTTGATAATACGGGCGTTTGCCAGAGTACCGTGTGTATATTTGGGGTTTGCGCCATATAGAGAAAATGAGAAAATTATCATAACGTAATTCTATCTGAGCGTGATCTTTTTAGATCTATGTAGGATCTAAGCACCTCCATATATCTACAGGGAAGGTATGCAGCTCGTCGTAGACTCACGTGAGACCCGTCTGGCAGAAGGACTCAAGACTCTCGGTGTTCCATTTCAAACCGCTGGCCTCGATGTTGGCGATTTTCTGATTCAGAATGAGGCGGGAGAACCACTTCTCGTGGCCGAGCGTAAGAGTCTGGCCGATTTCGCCGCCAGTAATGCGGATGGTCGCTACCGTGAGCAACGGGCACGCCTGATGGCCGTTCGCGGATCCGGTGTCGCGGTGGTCTATATTCTGGAAGGTACCTGGTCTCTCGGTGATCCCCTCAAAATGTACGGTCGCACTCCTGAGAAACAACTCCAGCGTCTCGTCACGAGACTCGTGCTCCGATACGGAATGCCGGTCATACAAACGGAAGGTATTCTGGACACGGCGCGCTGGGCCAAGCTCCTTATGGAGCAACTTACAGATGATCCGACCGTGTTCGTGCCCGAAGGAGATCACGCGACCGCCCAAGTAGCCGCAATGGCCGGAATGACGGCGGTGCTTTCGACTGCTAAGAAAGGTAACAAAACGGCGGCAGGAACGGCCCACGCGATGCTATCGGCGATTCCGGGTCTCGGTTCCAAAAAAGTGGACGCACTCTTGGCTACTCATTCGATTGCGGATCTTGTGGCTCTTTCGGCTCTTGAGTTGTCGGCTCTGCAGGTGGGTGGTAAGAAACTCGGTGTCCTGGGCCCCGTGATCGCAGAGAGTTTCAAATCTAAAAAATAGAGAAATGGGCTAAACAAGTATTCCATTAACTAAGAATAGGAATGAGTAGTAGTGGTCCAGCCGACGCAGCAAAAATTTATAACCCGTGGAATCCGAATAATCGTGACATTCCGGTGTCGGATATTATTCGGATTGCGCGGTATTCGCCGAAACGTGTGGATCTGTATCGTCAGGCGTGTGTTCACAAATCGTTTGTGGCACGGGATCAGCACGATAGCCAGATGATCGCACCGCGACCGGCGGATTGTATGCCATTGAAGACCGCTGATAACGAACATCTGGAATACGTGGGTGATGGAATTCTGGACGCCATCGTTGGCGAATACCTGGAACGACGATTTCCCGGTGAGGGAGAGGGATTCTGGACGAGTCTGCGATCGGAGCTTGTGAATAATGAACATCTGGGTACTCTTGCGATGAAACTCGGAATGGCTCCGTGGCTCATAATGTCGCGGCATATGGAGGAGATCTGCGGGGGACGAACAAATCATCGAATGCTCGGTTCGATGTTGGAGGCGTGGATTGCGGCGATGTATCGTGATCACGCTGCGACCAATGCCCAGACGGCGTTCTGGCACGTCCAACAATGGATGATCGATGTGTTGGAGACCTATGTGGATTTCGGCGAGATTATCGCGAACAACACGAATTACAAGGATCAGTTGTTGCGGTACTATCAGGCGACGTTCCATCAGCCGCCGCGCTACAAGGAGGTAGGGTCGGAGGGGCCGCTGCATAATCGGATCTTCACTATGGGTGTGCTGTTGCCGGACGGAACCGTGTTGACTACGGCGACGGCGCGTAATAAGAAGGACGCTGAACAGGAGGCTTCCCGGCTAGCGCTGGTACAGCTCGGTGCGATCCAGTGATGGCTAAAATACGGAGGGATTGTTAGAGGATGCCGTTTGGTGTAAAAGTAGGGGCGCTGAAGGTTCCTGTTAAGGAAAAATCGACTGCCATTGGCGCGCTGCCTACGGTAGTTGCCGGTGCTGGTTCTGGTGCTGGAGCAGGAGCAGCTGCGCGTAGTGAAAATGTTGGCCCACGAATTGTCCAAAAAGTCAAAGTCGCACCTGCACCTGCACCTGTCCTTGTTCCTGTAGCCGCACCTGTTCTTTCGAAGCCAGTAGAAGTCAAAGAGATCAAAGAAATCAAAGAGATCAAAGGAAAAGGAGCCATATCCGCGGCTGCTGCTATGATTATGTCCGCAGCCGCACCTGTTCTTGCGAAGCCAGAAGAAGTCAAAGTCAGTGAAGTCAAAGAAACCAGCGCAGTATCCAGACTTGGACCTGTATCTGTATCTGCTCCAGCATCTGCTCCTCCTGGAACCATCACCACCGCCGAATGGAAAGGAGCCGTACCCGTAGCCGAGTTTGCTAAGATGCTCAAAGGTCCCAATCCCATTGAAATCACGGCACCCGAATATGCTCCCGTCACATCATCCGCTTTTCCCGAATTTATTGTTCAGACCTACAGCCAATATTCGCCCTATCTGATGAGTATTCTCGATGAGGCCATTGCGGCCGCGACTGCCGATGGAACCATCGACACCGGCGGTGTGGAGAAACACAGCGAACAAATCAAAGCGCGCCGCGCCGCAGCGCCACCACCGGAACCCGATCGCGATGCTTGTAAGCGCCGCAATCCCGAAAATCGTGAACTCTTCCACTATCAGAAGATCATCCGCGATTATCTGAGCCGTGGAACACCTTATCGTGGTCTCCTTGTCTATCACGGCCTCGGTTCCGGTAAGACCTGTGCGTCCATTGCGGCGGCTGAAGCTCTGTACTACGGTGGACTCAAAAAGATTTATATCCTGACACCCGCCACTTTGTCGAACAATTATCGCAAGGATATCGCCAAATGCGGTTTCTATCCCCTCCGCCAGAACAATTATTGGCAACACTTGAAACTTACACCAGGACGCGGAATGAAAAGCGACAACGCCTACATTTGGCTAACAGATATCCTTGGACTTCCCTCAGACTATGTCGAGAAGAACGGTGGTGGCTGGGTCGCCACTCCTGGTAAACCGAGTAACTGGGCCACTCTCACAGAGGATCAGCGGTCCGCGATCAAAGTACAGCAGGCGGCGCATATGGAACACCGCTTCAAATTCATCCACTACAACGGTGTGAAACCGGCGGATCTTGCTGCTCTCGCGGCCAAAGGTGTTGAAACCGGCAAACAGATGTTCGATGATGCAGTCGTCGTCATTGACGAAGTCCACAATCTGGTGCGGACGATTAACGGCACCCAGATCGGCGGCAAACCCATCTCCAAGATTATGGCGGATCCCAAGATTGAACCGCGGGAGGCCACCTGGTCCACTCCGCTGGCCCGCGCAACCAAGGGCTATCGCTATCCACGTGCCTACACGCTCTATCGACTACTCCAGAATGCCGTGGGCGCCAAGATCGTCGTACTCTCTGCTACACCTATGATCAACTACGCACAGGAACTCGCGATTCTGCTCAATATCATCGGCGGCGAACAGCGGATGGCCTCTATTCCGTTGGGTGCCGGCGGCAAACCTAAGGATATCCTTGCGCTGATCCGGAGAAAGCCCGATGTAGATTACGCAGAGATTGAGGAAGGTGGAGCAGGGATCACAGTGCTCAACATTACACCGGTGCCCTTCGGTTTCTCGAAAGTGGTTCGCGGCGATTATTCGACCCGCGGATTTGTCAGAGGTCCTCCAGGATCGGGAGATTCGGATGTTCGCAAATCACGGGAACGTAATATGGATACTTGGGCGGCCTCCATTGTGACCGAGATGCTTGGCGCGGGTCTCATTACGCAAGTAAAGGTAGACGGTGTACTGACCGATCCGAAGGCGACCATCCATACATTTCCCTTGCTGCCCGACGATGAGAAAGAATTCGTCGACAAATTCATCGACAAGGCCACTCTCCAAGTTCTGAATACGAACATCTTGAAAGCGCGATCTACGGGACTCGTTTCCTATTTCCGGGGCACCTCGGAAGAGCTGATGCCGCGCACGGGTATGAACATAGAAGTAAAAGTGCCGATGTCGGATTATATGTTCAAGGAATATTCGCGGGCGCGTCTCGAAGAAATCGACAGAGAGGGTCCTGTACAGCCTGTACAAGAGGCCGGTAAACCTTTCGATCTGTATGCCTTCGCAACCAAGAGCAAGCAGACGGGTTTCTTGTCCCAGAGCCGCGCTGCGTGCAACTGGGTGTTTCCTGAAGAGGTGCCCCGTCCCAAGATGGATACCAAACAACAGGCGAAACTCCTTGGTGTTGAGAAAGAGAAGATCGTGGCGGTCGATATGGTGGAAGATGCCGACGTTGATGCTGATCTCGAACATCCCATAGAAGTCGAAGGTGCGGTGGCTGTTGCCGATGAAGTCGTGAAGGCGGAGCCCACGGCCCTCGACGCGGTTCTCGCTGGAATCCTCGGCACATTGATGTCGGGTCTCGAGGCCAATTCGGATCAATATCTGAATAAGGCGTTGGCGGTCTTTTCGCCGAAATATGCCGAGATGATCTCGAATATTCGTAAGAGTCCGGGACCCGTTCTCGTATACAGTCAGTTCTTGCGTCTCGAGGGTCTCGGTATTTTCGCCGCGGCTCTCCGTGCCGCCGATGAAAAGTTTCTGCCGCTCGATATCAAAAAAGTCGGCGGTGTCTGGGAGATTCCCGTGGAACTGATGGTGCCGGGCCGGCCGCGGTATATTCTGTACACGGGTGAACAGGAGCGCGAAAAGCGTCGTCTACTCCTACAGCTCTATAATGCCGATGTGGCGGAACTTCCACCGAAACTCGCGGCCCAGTGCCGTGAACTTCTGGGTCCTGCAACAGATAATCGAGATGGTCGTGTCTGTAAGGTCTTTATGATTACGCAGTCCGGTGCCGAAGGTATTTCGATGTCCAATACGCGCCAAGTCCATATTATGGAACCGTACTGGAACAATGTTCGTCTCCAACAGGTTATCGGACGTGCCATTCGTCTTTGTTCGCATATGAATCTGCCCTGGGAAGAACGCGTCGTGGATGTATTCACATATCTGTCGGTCTTTTCGGACAAACAGAGAGAGGAGGGATCCAAACAACTGATGATGAGTGACAATTCGATGACGACGGATCAGATGATTTTCGACATTGCGACCAGGAAACAGGTGCTTGCCGATGAGTTGTCCGCTATAATTAAGAGCGCGGCGATCGACTGCCAGCTCCACTTACACGAGAATGGAGGCGATGTTAAAGGACCCGATGGAAAAGAAATTATCCAATGTTTTAAATACAAGGAGGGTGCGCGTCCGATGTTTATGTACCATCCCGATTGGCGGAAAGACTCGGTTGCGGGTCTGCGTTCCGCAAAGGCCGCTCCCTAAAGAGAGAAAGAGAGAGAGGTGTAAACATTTTTAGTCTGTACTCTCATCGAAGAATACGGACTAAGAAATTATCCAAAAGGGATACTTACGGGGCGGCTTTCTTGTACGGATGCGCCGCGGGAAGATTCTGGGATATTCCCCACTTCCACGCCAGATAACCCTCGACCTGCTGGATCTGAGCGGCATTCAGGACCGTGCCATAGATTATAATCTCCATTGCGTAACCAACAAAATTATAGGTTGTATATCCTGCTCCGTATTGTTGGCCAATGAAGGTAGTTGTACCAGGATAGAAATTAGTAGGACCCGTGTATTGGCCCATTGGCCCACCATTTAACGAGACCCACGAATTACCGCCATTAATCTGTCCCGTAGTTACGGCGGTACTTCCGTATGCATAGGAGCCCGCCGGTGTAGTTGCGTCCCAGCGAACATCGCTGCTGAGAATACCGACCGCACCCCGTCCACTTCCCGCACCATCTGTGTAACCCACCCAGAATCCACGTGCGCCCGTGTAGCCTGACATAAGTGCCGCAGTGTAATTCGTGTTCGTCGGCGGCGGAGTATTGAAGACAATGAAAATCGTCTCCGTTGTCGGATTCGCAGTATAGCCCGTCGAATAGATATTGCGGTCAAAATACAGAGCTTTCTTGGAGGACGAATAGGTGGCCGGCGATTTGGCAATCGCATTGAAGCTGCTGTATCCTCCTTTGTTGACCCACGTATTGATTTTGGAGCCATCTGCAGGAGTAGTTCCATCACCATTCGGATCCGTACCATCGTACCATATCTGCAGATTCGGCAACGTAGAGACCACACACGTCTTAACAGGAAATCGCACACTGATACCGTAGACCAGACGAATCGCCTCGGCTTGTTTTGTCGTATCCGGACCCGAATCGGCGAGCTGCTTCCACTGCGCCAGAGTTGTAATGACGTCTTTCCACGTTGGCAGCTTATCCCAGAATCCAGCACCCTTTGCCAAAAGTTCGCCGTTTTGACCATATCCCATATTCAGTGCCACAGTCCGGAGACAGCTCTGATCATATGGCGGAGTCTTATCGCTGCGAATGTCGCACGGATTAAAACGGTATCCGTAGCACATATTGGCGGCGGCGGCCGTTGAAAGAGTAGGTTCACCCGAATTCGCGAGCTGACGGAGCGCCGCTACACTCTGTAGCGCGGCGTTCACGGTCGTGGCGCCACCATTCACGAGCCCCGGATTCAATTCGAATCCCCGTTCCGTCAAATACTTGTTCGCATTATTGAAATTCACCGACGACGACGGATATCCATTACTAAGGGCCTGTGATAGTGTTCCATTCGACGAACAATAAACCTCTGACAACCCTTTCAGACACTGCGGTGACAGGGTGCCACCGGAACTCTGACTACAGACTCCCGATATTCCGGTGCTTGCTACGGGCCTTTGTCCGGGATCGGTGGTGGCGGAAGGCGGTTCCGGAATAGCACAGTCTGCCGAATTCATAATGATCCGCTCATCATCGGGACAGTATCCGCCGGGAGACTTCGGGAATGCAGGACGACCATACTGATCCACCACAACGGCTGTTCCCATTGACGCACACCAACCCAGATTCGGATTCTGTTTCTTATAGAAATCGATATCGGCACAGGATTTTATCTTGCTAGTGATTTTCGTGGCTTCACGGCGGGCGGCCTCGTCCAGATTCCAGATCCATTCGCCGTTACCGACCTGGGCATCTATCTGTGAATTCATAGGGCCGTGCCGTGTTCCATAGGCACCTACTGAGTGGCCGCGTGAGTCAGGAATATACCACCATCCACAGCCCGTGCGGGCACCGGCGTCGCGCATCGCAGTACTCGGCGATAAATAGGAGCTACACAGAGCATCGCGCTGGGCAAGATTGTTCGTTGTACCGAAAGAACTCAGAAAACTCGCGGTCTCTTTGGTCCTTCTGTTGCCGAAACCAGGCATTTCGGGGTCAACATCTCCAAGAGCCAAATCCAGTGTGGCATCATCGACCTTGGCGCGGGTCGGGATACTCCGATTAATGTTGGACGTATAATAATTCTTCTGATGTGTGTCGAAATCAGACATCCTCTATTTAGGGCCAAAGTAATTCGGATTCTAACACTAACAAGGGATCGCACGGGTATAAATGGACCAATTCGAGCTATTCACGGCCAACAAATAGTTATCGCTCACACTGATGCTGCCGTTGAAATTGCCACCTATTTGTGTCCACGAAACACCGTCATTAGCGGATCCGTATATGTTGCCGTTCTGGCCGAATGCCGCCAGCTTTGATCCACCAGGTGTAACGGAAACCTGCTTTACTTGTACCGGCGTCGGAACGTATTTCCAGTTAGAACCTTCCCATTTGTAAATCGCATAACCGTTGCAGACCCAAACATTGCGGGCATCACCTACAGATACTTGGAACGCCTCACCAGGCATCAGTACCCAATTAGGTGAGCCATTCCAGCGATAAATGCTGCCGGTTTTGTTCACACACCAGATCTCTCCGTCGGCACCTACAGAAGCCCAGATTGCCGCACCTGGAAGCTGTGTCCAGTTAGAACCCACCCACTTCCAGATTGATCCTCCATAGGGACCATTGTGCTGGCCAATACCCACCATATTTCCGCCGTTGGTGTTGACCTGTGTTAGTACTCCAGGGAGGAGTGCCCAGGCACCTGTGACGGCGCGTCTGTAGACTTCATTCTTATAATTCACACCCACAATCATATTATCATTACCAATAGAGGCCTGGACGAGACCACCGTCCATCCCAGCCCATTGTGCCGAATTTGCTGCGGTGATCCACTCGCACACCGGCTTCGCAGGACACGAAATAGGCGCACTCGATTTATTAAGCCGGGTACCGTAGCACGCCTTCATCGCCGCTGCCTGGACATCGAAGTCCGAGCTGTCCTGTGATCTTACAAAGATCCCATTGTAATAATTCCGAATTGCCTGAATATCGCCGAGATCATTGGCCGACTTACGATTCTCCTCAGAGAGAAGCGGTGCGGCGGCACCCGATGCGTGACAGTACGTATACGGAATTGTATCCGGATCCACGTTAGGAGCGAGGGCCGCCGCGTTCCCACTTGTTTTCCATAGATAATTCAGACATTCCTTAGAATGGGGGCCCGTCTTCGAAGTGGGCCCATCGCACGGATTACTCATCGTGATACCCAGGAGCTGAAGCGCCGCGTCTTTCTGCGCAGCGAAACCCGCCGGCGCACCGTTGTTATCCGTGCCGTAGAGCGCGATGCTGCCGAGATCGTTGAGCCGATCCACTGTTTGATCTAGACTACCGTTGACAACGAGTGCCTTGGCCTTGGCCACCGTATCAGGATAGAGTGTTCCGGCCGATGTACCTCCCGCTGATTCAAACAGCTGCGTCAAACAACGGATTGTTGGACTGAAACCTCCCTTGGCATCGTAACACGAATTTGCGCCCATCATTCCCGCACCAACTTCTGTCAGAACCATAGGACCTGCAGGACAGGCTGTCAGATCCAAATCATAATACGGGTCGGCAAGCGTGGCGGGCACCGTCACATTGAGGGTCACGCCGCTCTGGAGTTTACGGATCCAACCTTTTTCAGCCGCCTGAAGCACGGAACCATCATCCAACTTGATTGTGAGAGTATTGCGGGTAACTTCGGTTTTTTCATCGGTGTTCAGAAGATTATTCACATAGATCGCACCACTCTTGGAGGCGAGATCCTGAACTATTGCGGTCACATCCGATGGAGAGACCCACGTATTCGCACCGCGCACCACCGTCACATCATATTGACCAGATAAGATCGCCGGCGGAATGATTTCATTGCGGCGCATATACCACAACACCGTGCTAGGTATGGTCGCCTTGTATGCATTCCAGCCAGGAACCGCCGACAACGGTGTGTTGATTTTCTGTGAGCGCTTGTCACCGGCGATAATAAAACCATTCTGGGGGCTGATGGACTGAACACCGATATCCAGGCCCACGACGCGTTTACCGTCTGTGCTAGATAGCCACGCGCACCAGATCGCCGGTACACCGTAAATACTGATTTTGAGATTATCGCCCTCTTGGAGTTGTAAGTACATCTCCTTGGGATCAAGGACAGTCTGCTGTTTGCTCGGTGGCAGCTTGGCCTGTTCTCTCGTTGTGAGATTTTCTACCACGATCCCATTTCCACCCATATTCTGAAATCCGGGGTGGCTGACGTGTAAGACCGCCGTGAATTTCGTGGGTTTGGTCCCCGTGTAAATCAAGTTCCCTGATCCGCCGAAACATTGACCGCATTCGTTGTTCGACGAAGGTGCTCCCGCACCAGCGCATTCCATACTCCGGCCTTTCCAGAGACACGTTTCCTTCATAACGGTGAAATTTGCGGGTTCACACGTGCCAACGGTCGGCTTATACTCTGCGCGTGTCCCGTTGGTCTTCGCGACCTCATTCGCACGGATTTGATCGTCGGCCGAAATAAACATTCCACCGCGATGTTTTTTGCCTCTTGAATTAACACCTTCTGTATGACAGATTCCACATTCGCTGTAGCGTGGATCCGATAGAATATCGCAGGAATTATCGGTCACACTCTCGCAGAAAGCGATTTTCTCTTTGAGTACACCGGTCTGTTCTACACCATCACCCGATTTGCCCGAACCATCATCGGTCGCTCCAAAAAAACCAATATTCTTCGTTGTTAGTCGTGACGCTCCTCCTGTAGAGGTCGAAACCGGGATAATTTGGTTAAGTGCATCCGCCACTGCATCGGACGGAAGCTTGGCGGTTTGGATTCGACCTAAATCATTGTAACGCCGTTCTCCTTCCCATTGAAGCTGCTGACGCTGAGCCTTTGCCGTATTAAGGTCGATTGTGGCAAAGTGTTCGACTGATCCTTGACCTTGCCCTTGCCACAACCCTGCGACTACGATTACTACGAGGGCTAGGAGCCCAAACCACGCCCACTTCATATTCCTCTAACATACTCTTACACATTATCGGGGCGTACATTTGATCCAATGTCGTATTCACGTGTTACAATCCGGACGGTTAGCTGTACTTGGCGACTCAGATTTAATACGGCTCCCTCCTGAGGATAGGATAACAAGTCGGCACCGAGTTCCAAATCATCTGCCGCTGATCCCGTGAAATAATCAAGACCCGTTGATCCGGATTGCGGATCCTCATACCGATTCTGTATGATGATCCAATTAGAATAACCGACTGCGTTGTATCCATCTGTGACGTATCCTGAGCCTCCTGAACTATCGTAGGCGCAGGCAACTACAGAATGACCCGCTGGATTCTGGAACCACGTTACAAATGCTGCGGAACCCGCCGGCTGTGATCCCGAAATGAAACTGTTGCCCTGAATGATAATTTTATCCAGTGAACTAAAACTCCAGTGAGGAAACCAGGCCTGCGTACGTATGAATATATAGGATCCTGACGTATCTATATAGGTTGAATAGGCGGCAGAGCTCATCAGAGTATTTCCGATCGCAATTGTCGACAGAGCCGCCGAATCGGGAATTGTAGATAGAATATTATTCTGCGTATCCTGGATCCGAAATGTCAATGTCTGAAGATTCGCCAGCGGTGTTGGCGTATAGACGCGCTGGGCTTTCATAAATTTCGGGATGAACAGGGTGAATCCTCGGCTAGCGGTGGAACCGGCATAGTGGTCAGGTCGCCAGGTCGAATCGTACTGACATATGGCCAGGGATTTATCGATAGTGTTGTTCGTTCCGTAGTTGTTTCCTTGGAATTCGTCGGCAATGACATTGATAGATGGCATTGCGAGAACAGAATAACATCCCGTGGGTGGTACCGTGATATCGAGGTTTTCCACTGGAAGAATCGCCTTGATGAATTCTATACGGATTATGTTACGTAGACGGGTCTGAATGTTCGCGTTGATGCCGAAGCCCTGGGGTTTGTAATTCGTGTTGAACTGGATCGTGAAGTTGTAACGGTTCTGGGTATTTACGGAGGTCCAATCGCGGTCCTTGGAATTCATTACCAGATTGTACTCGGATTCACGGTATTTGACCACGTTCTCTTGGGGTTGGAGCACGTCTTTCTGTTGGACGTAGGGAGCGGGAACGACTCGGGGGAGATCGGCTACCTTCTGCAACTCTGGGAGCTCAAAGGGAGCGGCCTTTGGATTTGTTCTTTCTGTTCTTTCTGTTCTTTCTGTTCTTTCTGTTCTTTCTGTGTTCTCTGTTTTTCCTGTATTTGGTGTCTTCAGACTTGCGAACAATGTGTCCGGATCGACCTCCGATTCGAATTTCTCCATCATCGGTGTCAGAGTTTTCTTATACCATTTCGCCATCGAATCATATGTCAGACTGAGTGTGTCCATAGCGGATCCCTTCACCCGTTCGACCTCTCCGACATAATGCTTGAGCGTTTTCTGGAGGCGTGCGTCAGCCGTTTCAGTGAGTCCACCCGGAATTTTCTTGGTAAATGTGGACCGAAGATCGGCCAGCAATTCTTGAAACCTGTCCATTACTGAGGACTGCGATAAGAAGTCTGGGCCGATGACCTAGATAAGAATCTTATTCAATGCCGCAAGAGCTATCTGTGTTGGTCTCTCTGTCGCATACAATATATCACGGAGAGCATTCATCGTGTCGTCGTCGACGCGATTATTACAGACCTCTCCGAACGTCGCTCCCTTTAGTAATGAGATAATCACATACAGACAATAGGTGCCACATTCACTCGATTTCCGCTGGTGTCGGATATCATTCCAGACAATCTGTTTACAGCCCTGCTCTCTACAGCGTCGGAGGAGTCGGCGAATTTCGGGACAGGGTTCGAATCCATAAGAGTCGTAGTAATAGGCCGCTTTCTTAACAAGATCAATGTAGGCGCAGACCCAGTGTGATCCGGGTTTGTCGTGGGGATCCAGATTGAAAATGATGCCGATGGCTGTCTTGCCACCTTCAGCTGTCGCCTTCAAATCGAGCTTACAGAGTTCATCCATCACACATTTGCCGAATCCTGTTTGTGTGTCGAAATCCATCGGAGTCGGCCCGATGAATTCGAAGTTGGGATACGCCCCCTCATACTGTTCCATCACCTGGGCCAGCGTTACAGAATCGTGCCATTCCCGCGGTTTCTTGAGCCATTCCGCCGGCTTCTTGGGTCGGAAATATTTGGCTGTCGTGGTCTTCACTTCGTCGGGCCCGAGTTCCTGGACGGCACAGTATTCCGAATCGCATTTGTATTTGTTTTGGAGACGTAATCGTAGCTCTTGCCAGAGTCGTTCCTTGCGATGTATGGTGAGCGGGATCTTGTGATTGGGATAACGGGTATTCCATTCGTCCCGAAGACGTTCTAACATATCCTGAGGCAGACAGGTGGTCTTCGTGGTGTTCAGCGTAGAGGGATTACATTGATAGAGATTGGCGTCTTTTTGATTTGGTTCTTTTGGTTTTTGCATTCCCTTATTTTGTACTGAGGTTTTTATCTCTAATATGTAGGGAAATGAGCACCGATGTAACACTCATACCGTCGAACAGCAAAGAACTGGATCTGGGATCGCTCTGGACCTGGACGGTGCCTCTGTGGGGTCTGTTTGTGATTGTCGTATTCTTGGTGGGTGTGTTATCTGAATCGGTGATCTTACAGGCGTTGCCTGCGAATAATCCTGTTGCTGTTGCTGCAGCAATGGTTGGATCTGGTAGACGGCGAGTTAGGTTTTCCAATGTATAGAGTAGAGTATGCCGACCATAACTGATATCATTTCAAATATGTGCCCTGGTAACATTGCGCTTCACGTAGTCATTACATTGGTTGGAGCAGCTGTCGCCATCGCCTCTTTTGCGCTATTGATTCCGCTGGATAGTGTTCCTGCAGTGACGGGAGTCAGTATTATTATAGGTGTGTCTTTTGCGATATCTATTTTGATGTGGCTGGTAGTAGTGACGTTTTATGCCAAGTATCCCGATAACCAGAATCTGATTTGGCTGAACACGAATCTGATGTTTTGGGTTATTCTGCCGGCGACGATTGGCGCAACGGCGATGAACGTGACGACTATTCAGAACACCCGGAATCTGCTTGCTGGGCAGGTGGCTGCTTAAGCCGAGATCCAGGTGGCTGCTTAAGCCGAAGGCCTAAGGCATCTAACACGTAATCAAAACAATGGCCTTTCCAATCCTATGGGTTGGTCCTGCAGGTTCCGGTAAATTGACAGCGGCCCGAGCTGCGCTCGGTGCTCCTGCTACACCCCGACTCCAAACACTCGAAATCGGCGAATATTCGGCGCGCTACTGGGAGTTTCCGACTCATATGGAGGTCGACATTATGGATCTGTCAATGATGGACAAACAGATTCTACCTGAGATTCTGAATAAACTGCTGTCCACGCGCGATGTGACAGGTTCCGGTCGCAAAATAATGATTATTCGGCGGATTCACGGACTCTCTCCACCTGCGGCGATTCGTCTTCGTGTCTGTCTCGAGGAACTCGTGTGGTCGCCCGGCGCACCGGCTATGATCTGGTGTACGGCACGGACAGTGAATTCCGCCGTGGCCGGTGTTATGGACGGCTTCGTCTATCGACGGGTTCCGGGTCCGTTGGAACCGCGTCTACGTACGGAACTCAAAGAGCAGTTTTCTCTTACAAATTCTGGGGAGATTCCGAGTATACAAACATATATATCCGAGATGCTACGACAGATGGTCGTAGCTCTCAAAGAAGGACCACCGACGCTGGCCGCGGCGGCCTGGATCCGCGCGCGGATCTACGATCTGCTCGGCCTGATGATTACAGGAAGTGATCTCGTGTCAGGACTTGTATGGGCCACTGTGCGACTTGCGGCGTCGGGTTCTCTTTCGACACCGAAAGCCAAGGCGGTTCTCGGTGTTCTTTCGAGGTCGCGATGGGTGCCGAGTTACCGGACTCCGCTGGTCCTCGAGCTCATCGTGTCAGAAGTCTATAATGCACTTTCTGTTGCGTGAGGAGATGGAATTCAAAATCTATGTGCTCATTAAACCGTCAGGAGAAAAACTGCTTTACAGAACTTTTTCTTCGGCGGAGGCGGCGTGTCGCGTGGGCGGTGCCATTGAGGAATGGTCTACAGTTGAGGGATCCGATCGCCTGGTCTTGTTACGGACCTTTGAGCGCGTGGGACGCGAAATGTCCGTCATAGAATAAGGGAAGGATGGAATCTCTTTATAGAGATATTGCTTATTCGGGATGGACCGCGACCTCTGTGATGATGACAGACATACCGGTGAATAAGGCTCAACTGTTAGGACGCGTAGGTGACTTCGATGGTGGACGCACGGCTGCCTGGATGTCTGGACTCGCGAATCCTACGTGGCGCGCGGTGCGGGATGCGCGGACGGGACATTCCATACATTGTGTGAGTTCTCGCGGATTCGATAAGCTAACATCGGATCTTCGCACGGGTCTCCGTATTCTGAATTGGATGACGGTGAAGACACCCGTGGTCTGGTATTGGTGGGATCAGGATTGGACACGCGTGTTACCGGCGGGCGCCATTCCTGGTAAAGAACATCTGAACGGTGGATGGGCGGTTCCAGGGGTGCCCGAGGTCCATGTGTACCGGCGCGAAGAGGCTCACAAAGTTATGATCCACGAATGTGTACACGCTCTGGGGCTCGATGTTCCGACTGCCGTGATGGATCCGATTCGTGTTCGTTTTGAGGGAGCTCTGGGTCGACGCCTGTGGCCACATCTGGGAGAGGCCTTCACGGAATTCTATGCAGAATGGCTCTGGTCAATTGCGGCGGCTCGGAGTCTCGCGGATGCTGCCAAACGATGGACCTATCAACGCGCTTGTTCGGAGGGTCAGGCCGCGGTTGTCTGGGGTCGGATTCGTGGACTCAAAGAACCTGAGGATACAAATGTGTTCGCCTATTATGTGCTGAAATGGGTTCTTATGGGACACGTTGGTGAGGTTCTGTATGCTCCCGTGGCTTCGGCGGCCCTCTGGTTCGATTGGTGGCAGGCTGCGCGGCTGAAACCAGTGGAGGTCAAAAAAGATTATCCGATGGGAATGACTTGTCCTGGCTCTCCTGGTTCTCCTGGTTCTTCCTCTTAGACATTATCGGCCGCCGCGATCTGAGCCTCTGTTGCCTTCCGCTTCTGAGTCCTGTATTTCTTCAGATTCTTGCCGCGGCGCTTCACGAACTGCCAACCCTCATTGTCGGCGTAGGCCCGCGGAGCACCCGCGAACAGCGGAACGTACGAATCCGCACGGTCAAAGTCGATGCCGGGAAGGCCACGGTTCCACTCAGGATTCGGGCGGAAAAGGCAGAGCGGAGTTCCAATCTGGGATGTCATCGTACTTGGCCAAGATACAGGTATTTGGTGAGTCAAGTTTATAGGCCGTGAGTATAAAGTTTACAGCCTATAGACAACCCTAAACAATTAACCATCCACTACTACAACAATGGGCATCCGCGGGCTGGGAGGGTTTTTAAAATGGAAAGTACCCCACGCTAAAAAGACATTGAAATTCGGTCCAACACATAAAGGTCAACGATGGGGCATAGATTGTTCTTGTCTGCTTTACAGAGCACGTGGCGTCGGTCTGTCACCACTTACAGTAATCGCCAGTCTCATAGTACGGCTACGCCAAGCGGGAATAACACCGATCATTGTGTTTGACGGGCGACCACCCGCATCCAAATCGGATATTATTGACCAGAGACGTACGGTGCGCGTGGCGGCTCACAAAGAAATGGCGGAGATCGAGGTCGAACTCAGCTCACCGGAACTCACCGATTCTGACAAAATTACGAAGGAACATCGACACGCAGCGCTCCAAAAGAAGGCGCCCACGGTCTCCAGTTCTGACAAAGATGCGTTAAAACAGTTCTTGTATGCCGCGGGTGTCTTGTTCGTGACCGCTAGCGGTGAAGCGGATGACTTGTTGGCTTATTTGGCACGTTCCGATGATATTCAGGCCGTGGTTTCTACAGATACGGATATGCTTCCACGAGGCGTCGCGGTTCTCGTTACACCGGAAACACCGGACTGTATGGCACTTACAGAAATCCGGTTGGATAACGTGCTAAGTGGTTTGGGACTAACATATCCGCAATTTGTGGATGCGTGTATGCTGATGGGATCCGATTATTCGGGACGCGGTTGGCGGTCTGTGGAACCGGCGGCAGCGGTGACTCTTGCTAGGCGTGGAGTGTCCTGGTCTACGATGGATATCAGTGGATCTGTTTGTCTTACAATGGAACGCGGTGTCGATATGTTGATGGGCTCTGGTGTTCGTTGGACGGACTTATTGAGTGAAAAGCAGATGGCAAAATGGTCGGCGGGCGCTCCGCCTTGCGAACCTGAGAACTTGGCGATTGCAGCCGCGGCAAATGGTTGGCCGGCGACTTGGTTGCCTTTACTTTCTTCTTCTCCTCTTTGATTGATTTCTGTCTGCCTAGGACTTTTTTGATTACATATCAGTAATTAAAAAAGGGATTACGAGATGTGGGGATCGAACCCACGCGGATTGCTCCACTTGAGCTTAAATCAAGCGCATTAACCACTCTGCAAATCTCGTTTATATGGATCTATATCTCCAATGCCATCCACAACATGTAAAATGCGGCTCGCCTTTAAGTACACGGTGGTATTCCCGGTTGCGATAGATTTGTACGGGTTCAATAGAGGGTGCGATGGCGGCGATTCCAATGCTACTACCGGCGGTTGAAGCATTCTATAAAACAATGGAAACAAAAGCGGCAGACGGTACATATAAATCAAACGCCAAACTTCTTGAAAGTGAAATAAATTATCTTAAAAAAATGAAAACTACAATTGAGGGACGCAAAGGTACTGAAAAAGCTATGGATCGGAATGTGGTTCACTTACCTAGACTTGATGGATTGATTACTCTTCTTGAGAGTCAGCGGCCAGCTGTAATTGGTAAAAACAGTAATTCGTCTACCTCCAATTCTTCAAGTAATTCATCCACCTCAAATTCTTCAAGTGACCCTTCACCTTCACCATTAAATAAGTCATCCGCCTCAAATTCTTCAAGTGACTCTTCACCTTCACCATTAAATAAGTCATCCACCTCAAAAACAGCAGCCCGTACTGCAGTAAATAGAAATGCGCGTCTTCGTAATAAGAGTGTTAAACAGCTCAAGTCTATTGCTAAATCATCGGGTATGAGAGGCTTTTCAACTAGAAAGCGGCGATCAAATCTTATTAGATTTATGACAGAACATCCGGCAAATCTAGCGAACACACCCTCTTCGAATTCTTCAAAGCCTCGCCCTGCTTGTGAAGAGGAATGTGACGAAGATGGCACGTGTGATGGTCGCACCACAGCCACTAAAGATAATGACATTCGCGAAAAACTCCTATTTCGTTATTTTAAAGGACACTCTGTTACAGATGAAGAATTAGCTGCCTCTTTTGCGTGTGCGCCTGTTCACATTCGGAGTCTTGTAACTAGCCTGAAAGAAACATATCCTACTTTTGAGGCAACCGTTGAACATATAGGTGGACAAGACAAAAATTATGATTATATGTTTAGAGATTCCGCGGGGGTCGAACATAAAATTGAACTTAAAAGTACCAAAACCGTTATTAATAAAGAAGAATTAGAGTTAGTTCCTTGGAAAAATGCGTGTCAATTAATTCAAGTATACGTAGATGTAAAGGATGAAAAATATAAGGGTCTTTTTAATTCGTTCGATATACGCGGGCTATGGAGGTCTTGGTTTGATACAGTCATTAAGCCAACATTTATGGTTGATTACGGTATTACAGAACCGATTGATTTCCCCAGTTATTATCGTTTGGCTACATTAAAATCCGAAGAAAAGGCTAAGCCCTATATACAAAAGGTTTTAGCAGATAAAAGACTATTCGAAAAAGAAGGGATGACTGTCGGCGCCATAAAATTGTTTCAGCATTTTTATGGTAACCGTAGTAAAACGGATAAAACATATAGAGAAAATTTGTGGCACGAATTTACAAGTAAATGGATGTCCAGTCACCGGTTTTCAGATGAATCGGTGTTTAAACTAGTTAAGGAGACATTGGGCAAAAAAACATCGTGGATTAATATTGGATCTAATGGAGCATATCTCATACAGGGGCCGACGTGCGAAAGTGCTTCGTTACGCGAAATTAAAAAAGAAAAGAAGGCTACTAAACTTTTATATGATTGTAAGATGGTTCGTCCGCCATTTCTATCCTATTCAATCGCAATTAAGATTAATTTGTATTGGAAAAATGGCGGACAGGGCGTTCACGGTCTATGTATTCAATTACAGCCAGCATAGACGTTATTTTTTGAACCCGCTCCTCTGCAAGACTCACATCGGGTCGGTACGATTTCGTACTTATATTTGGCACCGCCACAGTCCATACAGGACTTAGGTGTTTGACAAGAGCATTCGACTTTGACCAGCGGAAAGGTTGTTCCGTTTCCTTTACAGACAAGACATTGCATTTGTTCCTAGATAATCGTATTATGTTTAAACAGAACAAAATACGATCCTTATAGGGATTGAACCTATGACTTTCCGGTTAGCTTAAAGGCGGACCTTGTAACAGCCAGACGCTCTGCCGCTGAGCTAAAGGATCAGGGGCAAAATAAGTTTTGTCTTTTATTTATTTTTTATTTGGTTTTGTGGAGTTTTAGTTCGGCCTAGTCGGATTTGGCTTTTCAGCAGTCGCCCATTGTCGACTTTCACTTTACAGCGGTTACCGAAGGGATGGTCTTTACGCAACAGGCGCCTTGATGTAGTGGCGGCGGAGGAACTTCTGGAGGTTCAGGATCGTGAGCGAGTCACCCTCGTTGAGCGTAAGGAGCTTGCGGAGGGCGGCGTCGGCCTTGATCGTCTGCTTGTCCATCAGGTTGTGCGCGCGCGCATACGCCATCACACCCTTCGTGACCGCCGAGCGGCTGACCTCCGTGTTCTTCGGCTGGGCGAGGAAGCTGCAGAGCTCGTCGCTGATCTTGACGGGCTTCGTGAAGATGCACGGCTTGGGCTCCGCACCGGCAACGGCGTCCGCCTTGCGCTTGCGGCGGCGATCGGCCTTCTTGACAACGCGGGCCGCCTGCTTCTCAATGACCTTGAGGGCCGCGGCTGCCGCCGAGGCCGCCGTCTTGAGCGCGCTGAGCTGCTCGTGGAGCTCCGTGATCGACTTCTGGAGCGAGGCACCGACGTCCTCCTCAACAACGGAGTCCGAGGGCGTGGCGGCAACGACGGGCGCAGGAGCCGCAACAGCCGCAGCCGCAGCCGCAGGCGCGGCGGCCGTCTTTGCCTTAGGGACCTTCGCAGCCTTCACAGGGACTGCAGGGGCCTCCACAGGCGCAACAACAGGGACAGTCACCGTGGCGGCCTTCGCTTTGTTCTCCTTCGTGGTCTTCGTCGTCGTGGTCTTGGCGGAAACGGCGGAGCTCATTTTGGTAGAGTCGGAGGAACTAATTGCGGACATCTAACGCGGGTACTGATACCGGGAGTGTGACACGCCCCCGTCAACTTTGGTCGCCAAACCATAAAAGTTGCCGACC